TAAGAATTAGATCATTGAACCTTTTACTACAGGCATTCTAATTGTGATTGGGTGTTCATGTTGCGTGGCACATGCTACACTTATCTCGTCCATTAGTAGTGCCGCGTAGTTTGAGTGAATAACATTGCGTAAATCTGTGTTTGAGGAAGAAGTCATTAGTGCCATAACACTATCATCACATACATAATTTAGTAGTTTTGTCACATTCATTGAAGAACATGATTTAACCACATCTGGTGTTGATGCATATTCCGAGGCCTTTGTAAGTGACACAAATGCTGGTATTTGTATCACTTTCAATGCTAATGTGTTTGCACTTTCTTCACTAAAACCAATCAATTTCAAAAGAGGTATTACATATGGTCGAGGGCATCTTTCTATCATGTCCATTACTGCCTCTGCTGTTAAATCAGATCTAAACTCATGTGGTGAAAATGATGCTACAAAGTTCTTTGTTGATAATTGCTCTCTTGATGTCTGGACCCCTAATAATGATAGTAAGTATCTATACGGCAAAGGCATATAATAAAAAGGATGCCAATTCTGTTTAAATTCAAATATTTTAACGTCGTTTTTATAAAGCACAAACATATTTGAACCAATTTCCGTTGATGATGGTAGTGTCATTGTATAATCTGTGTCAAAGCTATATGATATTTTTAATTTATCAATATTAAAACCAGCGTGTTTCTCAGAATGCTCCTTTGATGGCAGTATGCGTTTTTCATATAATGATGGTGCGATTAATCTAGCCTCACGTAATGATTTTTCAACAAAATTTAATTTCATATGCTTTGATACTGCAACTGAGCCTAAACTCATCTTTGCTGCATTTTTAACACTTGATCTATAGCTTAGGTCTCTCAATTCTTTTTCACTTCTAAATGTTGATAGATTTCTAACATCTCTATCTGATAATGATGAAGTTTCTAGACGCTTTGGGTCCAATAATTTCGCACTTGATGATACAATTAACTCTTGTAGAGATTTATTTTCAATTACTTGACCTCCAATGACTATTTTTGTAGTAGTTCTCTTCTGTTCATTTTCAAACACTCTTTCCATTATCCTAGAGCCGACTTTCGAGTCCTGCTCTAACCTAGGTCTCGAATAAATTTCTACGGTGTTATCATGTTGTAACCCATTAGGGCCATCGCGAAATATAGAGTCCATGTTTAGTTGAATGTATAGTTTAGAATTCGAAGAACTGAATCCAGTGAATAGCCTATTATTGGAACCACCTGGCGCCGCCATAGTGTTGAAATCAACTGCTGCCTGCCTCCCAAATATAGTCATACGCGCACCATTAGTTATAGTAAGAATTTGTAACATATTTAATAGTTGTGCATTCCCACCTCTGATAGCTAAGTCACGTGCTTTATCTAAATATTCTCCAATCACACCTGGCATATTATTGCCTAATACTGGTGTTTCATGATCATATGCCATACGTCTACTGATTATTTGACCACCAATATATTTCTTTTGTAGGTAATCCACAACTCTTCCGGATGTTGAATCTTTCACAGTTCCTAATACTTGACCCGCTGACATACCCAATTCATCTATTGCTGTAG